GGCCCGGCCGCCGGGCAGAGCGCGGTGTTCGTGCGGTTCATGGGCTGCAACCTAAGCTGTTCGTGGTGTGTAGAATCAGGCATGCTGATCATGCGCCCTGACTTCACCTGGACACCAGTCGAACAGCTCCGTATAGGGGACACGGTCTTAGGCAGGACAGCCCCAGAGCATGGACGACACGGAAAACTCGTGGAATCGACGGTCACGAACACGGAACGCCGGGACGCGCCGCTGGTTCGAGTGAACGGCAACCTCGTTTGTGCTGCTGACACTCGATTCTGGACGTCGAAGAACCGGTCGGTTCACTCCGGTTGGCGCAACATCGAACGGTGCGATGGTTTGGCCTGCACGTTCCTTGCCGAACCGATGAAACGTGATGACGTCGAGTACCGGTGGGGCTACCTGGCCGGTATGTCTGATGGTGACGGATGCTTCTGGAACCTCCGCAAGGGCGGCGTCGAGTACTGCCGGTGGCGCCTTGCGCTGAACGACCGATCGTTGCTCCAACGCACCCAGGAGTACGCCGCCGATCTTGGCTACACCCTGCGCGACGGACAGCACATCCACACCGGCTTTAGCGAGATGCGGGCCACGATGCCCTGCCTGTGGCTGACCAACTCAGTTGAAGCGACGCTGTTCGAGAAGCGAATCCAGCACACCCCAGACAGCGAGTCATGGTTCTGGGGCTACCTGGCTGGTGCGTTCGACGCGGAAGGCCATCTGACCGCAGAGGGAGTCGTCCGCATCGCCCAGTCTCGGACTGCCAACGGCCAGACGTACGACCGGATCGCGACCGCAGCTCAGCGGCTTGGATTCGACGTCGCGCGGGAACACAAGGGCATCCGGCTCCGCACCCGTGGAGGTGACCTGTGGCGATTCCTGACCGGCGCAACACCAGCTAAGGCCACATCGCTGGCCCACGGCCTGAACCGGTCACCGAACAACGCACGCACCATCCACAGCGTGGAAGACACTGGGCGCACCGGCGAAGTCGTGTCGCTGACCACCACCACCGGCAACTACATCGCAGAGGGATGGCTAGTCCACAACTGCGACACCGCTTACACCTGGGACGCCGACCGGTACGAGCTGCGGGCAGGCACCCACTGGCGGACACCGACCGAGGTCTTGACCGATGTGGCCCAACGTGCCGCGTCTGGTGTCGTGGTGGTGACAGGGGGGGAACCACTGCTCCAGCAACACCACCGGGCGTGGTCACAGTTCCTGGCCGGGTTGGCAGACGGTGGGTGGCGGCTGCACATCGAAACCAACGGCACCCAGGTACCGACTGCGGAAACACTGGGTGCCGCTGAGGTGATCTGCGTCAGCCCGAAGCTGCCCAACGCGGGAGAACACCGAGGCCACCAGGACCCCACGCCACGCGCTGAATGGGTGGACCTCGCCCACGCCCATACCTGCCTGCACCTCAAGGTCGTGTGCGTCGATGAACGCGACGTTGAGCGCGCCTCGTGGTTGTCACGCGAGCTGCGGTGGCCCCGCGATCGTGTGTGGGTCATGCCCGAAGGAACCACCGTTGAGGTCCTGAACAAACGCTGGCCCGTCATCGCGTCAGCGGCGGCACGGTACGGAATCAACGCAACCCACCGACTGCATGTCCTGGCGTGGGGTGATGAGAGGGGCCACTAGTGCACGACGCTGAGCACCACGCACGGGAGCTGCTGGAGTCTCTTGGTATCCCGGAGACGGAGTCCACCAAGGACACTCCGCGTCGGCTGGTGGCCGCGTTGACGGAGATGACCGCCGGTGTGTTCCTTGACCCCGCTCGGCACCTGGATGTGACGTTCCCGTGTGAGTCACCGGACCCTGGCATGGTCGTGGTCGCTGGTGTGCCGTTTATCAGTGTGTGTGAGCACCACATGCTGCCGTTCACTGGCACCGCCACCGTGGGGTATCTGCCTGCACCGAAAGCACGGATCGTGGGGTTGTCGAAGCTGGCCAGGGTGGTGCAGGAGTTCGCTGCCCGCCCCCAAGTGCAGGAACGTCTTGGTGACCAGATCACTACCGCCATCACCTCGTGTCTGGACACTCTGGGTGCGGCGTGCGTGATCAGGGCTCACCACTCCTGCCTGACGCTGCGTGGTGCTCGTGCCACCGGCGCCAGCATGGTCACGTCCCACCTGTCTGGTCGGTTCCGTGATGAGCCGACTGTGCGCGCGGAGTTCCTGTCGCTGGCGGTGAACACCAACTAGCGGGGGTGGCTGGTGACAACGTTGATCACTGGCCAGGATTTGGCCGCGTGGTCTAGTGCCTTGGATCGGTTGGATCCACCGAAGATCGATGTGTTCGGGAAGCTGGATTACACCCCGACACCGAAACAGCAGATGTTCCATGATGCTACCGAGTTCGATGTGCTGTTCGGTGGGTCTCTTGGTGGAGGTAAGACCCGTGCTTTGACGATGGAAGCGATCCGGGCGTGTGTGCGGTATCCCGGTATCCGGGTTGGTGCTTTCCGTCGTACGTATGGTGAGTTGAAAGAGTCACTGCTTGCTGAGTTGATGCAAATCAATTATGCGGCTGCGGTGCGCGCGAAGTGGAATGGGTCCGATTATGAGTTGAGGTTCCCCAACGGTTCGTTGATCATGTTCCGTTATGCGGAGTCGATGCAGGACGCGACCCGTCGCCAGGGCGGCCAGTACCAGCTTCTGATCTTCGATGAGCGGACGCTGACACCACCCGATGTGGTCAGCTTCCTGGAGTCGCGGTTGAGGTCTGGTCGTAAGACAATCCCCGTGCTGGGGATCCGGTCATCAGCGAACCCTGGTGGGCCGGGTCACGGTCGGGTTCGCGTGAAGTACGTCGATGCCACCAACTACGGCACCAAGATCGTCCACGATGAGCGCGGCCGGACCATCCGGTTCATCCCGTCGCGGATGGAGGACAACCCCCACCTCAACCCCGAGTACGAAAACGACCTGCTGGCCCTGCCGGAAGTCCTGCGGCGCGCCCTGCGAGAAGGCGACTGGGGTGTGTTCTCCGGGCAGGTGTTCTCCGAGCTGTCACGTGACCGCCACGTTGTCGCACCGATGTCCCTGCCGGTGTCGTGGATCCGGTACAACGGCGTCGACTGGGGTTACGCCAAACCATGGGCCGTGCTGTGGGCTGCTGTCGATGAAGACGGCCGGGTGTGGATCTACCGGGAGTTGTACTCCGCTGGTGTCGGGGAGAAGGACCAGGCCCTGCGGATCCTGGCCGCCGAGGCAGACGATGAGAAAGTCGCTGTCCGCTACGCCGACGACGCCATGTGGGCGACCCGTGGTGACGCCAAACCGATCGCCGACATTTACGCCGAGAACGGTGTCCACCTGACACCAGCCGGTAAAGGCGGCGGGTCACGGATCATTGGGTGGCAGCGAACCCACTCCTACCTCGATGACGGCCCGGCGTGCCCACACCACCGTGCCTTGGGGTGGGACAAGTGCCCCATGCTGCACATTTTTGACACGGTGGAGAACCTGTGGCGTGAGCTGCGGGATTTGCCGCACGCCACCAAGGGTGACCCCGAGGACGCCGACACCACCGCATCAGATCACGCGGCTGACGGTCTGCGGTATCTGCTGGTCAACCTGGGTACAGCACCGAGGTTCCATTTCCCGAAGCCTCAACAGGAGGTGGTGGAGTTGGATCCCCAAGCGCAAGGACCACGCCCACCGCAGCCACTACCGACGATGTACGGCGGGTTCCCCGTCCTAACGGAGGGGACGTCGATATGGGGTTGAGGTCCTGGGTCACGGAGCGGTTCGCGCGGACACCGGTGGAGGAGAAGCCAGCACCCGCAACACCAGTGTTGGCGCCACCGACACCGAAACAAGCCCGCCGTGCGGGGTTCGAGTACGGCATACCCCTGGGTGCTGTCGGTGGACCGTCTGACACGTCCCGGCAGGTGTCGGCAAGCCAGGAACGCATGCAAACCCTGGCCCAGTTGCACCAGCTATACATGACCTGCGACTGGGTCAGCTCCAGCGTCGATGTGGTGGCGCGCACGGTAACCGCTGGTGGGTTGCAGGTCGTCACCGAGTCGGAGGTACCGGAGGGAGAACGCCCCGCCGACCCCCCGGAGGTGATGCGCCTCAAGCGGTTGATGAAGTTCTGCAACCCGCGTGAGGACATGATCCAGTTGCTGCGCAACGTGGTGACCGACATGGAACTGTTCGGGGACGCCTACCTGGAGATCGTCACACTGCTCGGTGAGCCGATCGCCCTGTACACCCTTGATGCCACCACCATGACGGTGCTGTCCGATGAGCATGGGGAGATCACCGGATACCACCAGGACGTAGACGGTGTCCGCACCGCCACGTTCACCCCGGATGAGGTCATTCACTTCTCCCTCGACGCGCCACGCGGTGG